GTCACCAGCATGCAGGAACAATTTGAGTATTGGCTAAGGGTAGGTTCGCTAGTTGTTGGCATCGCGGTAGGAATAGCATCGCTTTACCGTTTAATTAATAAATGAAGATTGGGTTAGCAGTAGGGCATTCCCGTTTAGGAGACCAAGGTGCTTACAGCGCGGGGGAGTATGTTTTGTCAGAGTGGGATTTTAATCACGACTTAGTCAAAAGAATAGTCCCTCATCTTAATGTTGATTATGTGGTCTATGACCAATATCCGGTGAAGACCTACATCGCAGGGATAAACTACCTAGCTAAGAGATTAGACGAAGACAATGTGGATGCAGTGGTTGAGCTTCATTTCAACTCAGCCGGCCCTAAAGCTTGTGGGCATGAGTGGTTATACTGGCACACAAGCAAAGGAGGGGCGGAACTTGCCTATGCTTTGAGAGATGAAATGGACATGGCATACCCCGACATGAAATCAAGGGGGGCTAAACCTAGAGTTCGCAAACAGCGCGGAAGTTATCTGTTAAGGAAAGTCCGCCCTATAGCCTGCATTGCAGAACCATTTTTTGGTAGCAATCCAGATGAATGGAGAAT